TCCTGGAGGAATCGGTTCCACATATCCTCACGGAACCCGTGGCGTGTGGCTCATCACGAAGTCCTCGGTGAAGCCAGAATACACCATTGCCCCTGCATCTCCCGATGCCTTTGATTCCATTGCACTGGCAAAGGATCAGTACTACCCCATCATATTCTTCTACAATGAGGGAGGTTATGCAAACGATGTTGCGGGTGCTACATGGGCAAACTGGACGGGAACAAGCGTGGCTTGCTTCCAAGGCGATCCGCTCTCGGCATCGGAAAGTCGTGCGTATCCGTGGAATGCCAACCCGTCTGACCTGAACAACACGCCTTGGCACAATCTTGTCTACGAACAGGTGATTGATGCATACAAGTGGGGCGCAAGAAGTTTCCACCTGTACCTGCCGTATGGTGGCTACGCACGGGATGTGTATGCGTCCACTTATGGAGCATCGGCAGGAGGAAACTTCCTCCTTTATCAGCAGTTCAAGGACGGATACACGCTGCCGTCTCCCGCAGGATTAACGCACCAACAGCCAGCGCGATGGAAGGGATTCCCGCAGGCTATAAACGCCCTGCTCACGGGAACAATGGTTCCTCCCAACACGCAGAGGACTCCTATCACCGAGCCGTGCAATGTGTATCTGTACCTTCCTGGCTTGATGGGATGGTCAAACTATCGCCGTCACTCTTGTGCGATATGGAGAGGTCTACCTGGAACCACTGCGGAAAAGGACGCTGCTTTCTACGCGAAACTTGATTCTATGGTTGATGTGATCAAGAGCATGAAGCCGTCTAGTCCCACAGGAAAGGGAAAACTGTCGGTGAACCTTGATGTGGCTCGTTCAACCGCTACTCCCGAAAGTGTTTACCTGTATCGCACCGTTGGTGATTCAACGGCACCATCTGCTTCTTTCTCTGGTGCCTATCTGACTGATGCGTTGGAGTTGAGCGACTGGTATGTGAAACGGAAACTAGAGGCGGCAGGAATACCCGTCTTCATAGAATCAAGACCATTCAACCGAATGAATCAAGTTTTGATCTCCCCCACCGCGACTGGAATATCTGGTGCGGTTGGTGTAACGGCTTCCACTGGTTGGCAGGGCGAGTTCGTCACATCGGACGAGCCGTGGTTCTGGGGATCAACAAATCCGCAGAACTATCCCGAATCCATCAAACAGTCAGAGATCCGCCATCTGCACCGCATGAATCCACAGGGATTCCGTCTGTCGGACATCGTGGTGCGGGGAGCAAGCAGCGATCCTTTCGGAATATATCACACCATAGCACGGGGAAACAGTTTCCTCAACTTCTGGAGAGGCGATGCATCGCTTGGTGCTGGCGGATTCACCGCAGACGGAGACAGAACACAGTACACGCCCATCGCGGCTGTAGCCCACCTGTATGCGCTGTCCGACCACTACAGACACTACACGAACCTGAAGAACGGAAACTCGGCATTGAAGGGCGTGTGCTTTGCAAACTTCAACTCTATTGGTTTCGCCTTGAGCGAATTCAAGAAGGGTGGAGAAAGACTGGTTGAGGCGCAGGGTACGAATGAGACAAAGTACGCACGGTATAGCGACATTCACCCCACTGCCTGGCCAGTATGGAAAAATAGCGATGTGTTCAATGGAGCGTCTTTTGATGCCAACCCGCGAACATACGCAACTGACCATCAGACAAAGTTCTGGACGGCGAATGGCAAGCAGTTCTGGCAGAACAATGTAATGACCTCAAATTTCAATGATTTCATCACCATGTTGTCCACATTCAGCGCAACAGCCGCACCAGCGTTTGCAACCGCACAGGGGTGGGCAGGAGCCACATATCCGTTTGACTACTACAGCCGAAACACCATTGGAGCAGCACTGGGTCTGTCTCTTGGCGGCACCAACGAGGTAAACTAACATGAGAATCAAAAAATTCACGCAATTCCTTGAAGAGTTCCCCCCGCCAATCGTCACACAGCCACCCACGAATGTGGCAGACGGCACCAAGATAGCGGGACTCCCACCCGATCTTCCTCCTGTGCCACCGCGCAGAAAATCAAAAATAGGAAGACGGAAAGCCCCCAAGACCTAAATAGGGGGTAACCGCTTTAGAAAGGAAGTGACTACATGATTAGTCCTGAACTCATTTCGTTGGTTGGAGGCTCTGCGACTGGATTCCTGTTTCGCTTCATGGCAGAGAAGCGTCAAGACCAAAAGGAAATGTTCGAACGCCTGATGGCGCAGAACAAGCAGACCACCGAGAATCAAGACAAGGCAGCGGAGCGCGTCCCGCTTGATGTAGGCAAAGGCATTCGGCAGATCATCGTGCTGTCCGTGCTGTTCGCCACCCTGCTGGCTCCTTTCATCCTGCCGTTCTTTGGTCTACCCACCTTTGTTGAGGTTGACGCAAAGAATCCCGAAGGCTTGTTCGGTCTGATTCCCGAGACGACGAAGAAGTATTTCGTGGAGGTGAACGGATTCCTGTTCACATCCGAAACCCGTCAGATTCTCGTAAGCATCGTGGGCTTCTACTTCGGTAGTGCCGCTGCTGCAAACAAGTCGTAAAGGAGCAGCCATGAAGAAAACACTGCTACTGCTAGCCACCTCGTTTCTCGCTGCCTGCGGCACTAGTCCTGAAGTGATTCCTGACAACACTTCGGATAGCGTCATTATGATGAAACTGAAGCACGAAATCCTCAATGGCGATCAGATCAGTCAGAACTGGGGATGGATTCTTTGGTATCTGCCTGTACTGTTCTTGGTTGTGGCTTGGGCGTGGAAGGAATTCATCAAGAAGCGGGAAGACTGCGAAGAGGAAAAGGCTGAAGAGAAGACGCAGCCCGCCCCGCAGGACAACACCACAACGGTTCCTTAATCGTCCGCCACGCGGACATCTTCGGGCAGTGATTCATACATCTTCTTGCAGATGTAGTACGAGTCAACAATATCTGAAACAGGACTCACGGACTCTTGACGCTTCGGTGTCAAGAGTCCTTTCAGGTCCACTCCTGTTTCCTTCAGCCACGAATCGTACATGGCGTTCTTGTCTGCGTTGCCCTTGCCTGTGGCGTACTTCTTCACCTCAGTGGGCGGAATGATCGTGACGGGAATGCTCAACTGATACAGTTTGTACTTCAGGATGCCTGTGTTCTCTGCGATATGAAACACCTTGCCGCTGGCAGAGTAGGCGTATCCCTCAAGTGCCACATGGGTGCAGCCCATCACGATGTCCATTGCCCAATCCGCAATCGTTTCGTAGCGGTGCTGATCATTGTCCCAATCGCTCAACCGCTCACCGAATATGTTTAGCGTGCGAATCTCGCTCTGCCGCTTGTTGTCCGTCAGAAAATAAAACGAACAACCGCTGTACGAGAACTTGCCCGTAGAGTTTGCGCGGAACAGGCACACGGCTGGACCACAGAGAGAATAATCAATACCTGCTATCACCATGATCATATTTAGGTCACAGCCCCACAGCCCTCGCAAGCAATACTCCAACACAGAAAGAGATTGCGCCAAGCAGAACTCGTTGAGTTTGGTTTAGTTCGTGTTTCATTGGCTTGCCTCCTGTATCCATTTGGTAAACGATTCAAGACGAGTCGCAGAGTTTTCGTACAGGTGTCCGTTGAATATTCCAAGAGATGAAACCACGCCGATCACGGTTCCGCTCTCGTCAAGCACCGCACCGCCAGAGTCACCGAACCACACCGTGCCGTCCAATGGGAGAAATTTGAATACTGCGGGTTCCTCCACGATGGTTCCAAAATAATGGAACAGATCAGGATTAGAACGCCGTTTAAACCCTCCTCCGTAGCCGATCACCGTGAGTGGCTGATAGCGGTGGTACTCGTACTCCGCGCCCACCAGAGGCAGCGGCGGGGCAGCGCAGGGCGTTTCCAAGACCGCCACCGCCAAGTCCACCAAGATGGTGTCTCCTGTTTTGTAATATGGATGCAGGATGGATTTTTTGATTCGGTAACACGATTCCTGCGTCACGAACCACGCTGCTCCCGTGCCGTCCATGCAATGCCCTGCGGTGAGTATGGCGGTGGGAGAAATCAGTATTGCGCTGCCGATCATCTCCCCGTCTTCTCGTTGCAAATATCCGACCGCAGGATCCGTGTACCCGTCCAATAGCGAGAAGCCCCGCATGAAGAACGGCATCTCCACGGGGGCTTCTCGTATTGGTTCAATCTCCCCGCACTTCGGCGGGGGTGCGCTCTTCGGCGCGTTGGCAGTGATATCTGTCGCACAGGCTTGCAGCAAGACGAGTGCAAGAGCCAGCAGAAGAGAATGTACCGCTCCTCTCTTCATGTAAATATTTAGAGGACTCGGCGGAACAAAAATGTCTGGATTTGTAAAAAGAAACAACCCCCTTGCGGGGGTTGTCGGACGGGAGATGCGATCTCCTGTGGGGTTACTTTATGTAGTCAGGTCAACCACTTCGCACTTGTCGCCTGAACACGCAAAGGTCTGCGTTCCCTTCGTGGTGTCAGACTTCTCGTACTGTGTGAGTTCACTCCAATCAATGGACTTCGGCAGTTTCGCAAGAGCGGCTTCATACTGCTCTGCTGTGCAGTCCTGATACGGAGCCTGCTGATAGGTGTGATCGGAGTGGGGCAGGAACGAGATGCCGCTGATCTCGTCAAAGTGCGCGTACACCCACGCACCAACCTCCATCCACTCATGCTCACGAACGGTGACCGTGATGCTTGGCTTGTGTTCGCACCAGTGACGCTGATAGGTGAGCCACAACTCCAAGTGTTCAATCGCAGTCATGTCGTTGCGCGTCACCGATCCCACAGCCTTCTGCGGGAACGAGAACACCATCGTGTGGTCAGGACGCATCACACACGGCTCCGCAGGGAATCCCTTGTCAATCATAAACTGACACATAGGATCCTTGCGGTCGGCACGAACGGTACGAATGTAGTATTCGTTGTGACGAGCATGGATGCCGCTTGCCGCATCGGTCAACTGCGACACCGTTCCGCTTGGCTTCACGCAAGTAATAGCCGCTGCGGGATTGATGCCGATCTTTTTAGCCCACTCCTTGTTCGTGGCAACCGCGTCAGCCTTGAGCAGTTCAAGCAGCACATTGAGATTGTCGCTCTGTGTCCGCATGAAGTGGTTGTCAAGAATGCCTGTGAGAGAAACACCAAGCAGGCACTCCTCTTCGCAGTTGCGCTTCCAATCGCTGCTGAGATACGGGAAGTGGGTGAGCGAGGCTTGCCAAGTGCCAAGAATGGCAGCAAGACGCACCTTGCGCTTCAGCGTATCAGGAGTGTCCTCTGCGCGGACAATCACCTCGGACAGGTTGCAGAACTCCTTGTCGCGGAGAATGATCTCGGAGCAGGGGTTCGTGCCGAACTCGTAGGAGGCATCACGGCGATCCCCAAGTTTCTCCACCGTCTTCTGTGCGGCTTGACGGTTGAAGATGCCGCGCTCACCGCTCTTGCTCTTGTAGAGCGACAGCCACTCCTCCATGAAGGTGCCGATCTCTGGCTTCTCCTTGAAGGCTACGGAGTTGTTTGCTAATGCCCGCTGCGGGTTGTCCAACCACCACTGCCCCACCTTAGCATCACGCATCCGCTCGTCCGTGAGGTTGGAAAGCGAGATAAGAGCCGATCTACGCACTCCACCGACAACGACAATCTCTGCAATCTTACAGATAATGTCGTGGCATTCAATAGAGGTGAGTTTCCGACCAGCACTCTTCTTAAAAGTACTGACGGTAAATCGGAAGAGGTCTTCCAGTGGCTGCGGTCCACTTGCGCGTCCACCGAAAGTCTTGAGGCGCGCACCAGCAGGACGAATGTGAGACAAGTCCCATCGGGGGATTTGACCTCCAATAAGTAGGGATACCAGTTCTCGGTAGGCTTTTGCCCA